TTTAATGAAAATGACCTCAACAAAACAATTAAAAATAATCAAGCTAATTTAATACGCAAGGATATCGGTAAAATAAAAATTGATATTGACGAAGCCGTGCGAAAATGGAGTAATTTAAATAGTGACCATAGTTGGGGTAACGATATTCCATTATATAGGACTGTTAAAACATTAGACGGCTTTGATTTGGAATTAACAATAAAAATGGATTTTGATTTGAAAAAAATGGAGGTTTGAGCAATGGACAATTTTAAATGTTATAAACATAAAGAAAATAATGCGGTTTGTTCTTGTGTTGGTTGTGGTAGGTTTTTATGTAGTGATTGCACGATAAACGTTAAAGGTAAAAATTATTGTAATGAGTGTCTTAATGAAAAATTTGATAATTTAGAAAACAAACAAACTAATGTTTTTATGAACTCGTCAAGTTCTGCAAGTGCGGCCGCTTCAAGTGGCAATACTAGGGTACCACCATATCCAACACATAACATCATTATACATGGGTTATTATTAATGTTTACTTTAGGATTAGGAAATATAATATATCTTGCTTATATTATAAATGAACAAAATAAATGGAAAATGAAATATAGGGGGTAAAAAAAAACTAATGGTATACGCTAATAGAGATTTAAAAATTGATGCTGAGTTCGAGAAATTGATTCCACCACTAACTAATGAGGAATTCGAAACACTAAAAAATAATTGTTGTGAGGATGGTATCAGGGAACCATTAGCAATATGGAACGATTTAATTATTGACGGTCACAATCGATTTAAAATTTCCAGGGATAACGGCTGGTTAGACTTTGATACTGTGGATTATACTGAGAGATTACCAGAACGTATAGACGTTTTATTATGGATGCTCAATAATCAGCGTGGACGAAGAAATTTAAATAATTATGATAAGGGACTTTTAGCCCTTAAACTCCAAGACCTATTAAAAATTAAAGGTAAATTAAATATGTCCAAAGGTGGTGAAGGTTCACCAATATTGGTGAATCTTGATAGTCAAACCGAAGCGGCCAATGCCTTTAATGTATCAAAAGGAACTTTAAACAAAGTTAAACAGATTGAGGAACACGGAACCGAGGAACAAAAGGCGGAACTTAAAGCAGGAACCAAAACCGTTGATAAAGTTTATAATGAAGTTAAAGCAGATTTGAGGAAAAAGGAAGCTGAGAACAAAATTAACAACGCTAAAACCGGGATTATACCTTTCAGTATTAAATTATTAGAGGGGGATTTATTTGACCAGGTTAAAAACATACCCGATGGCTCAATCGACCTATTATGTACCGACCCGCCTTATTTCGTACTTGGTGAGGAATGGGACAGTTTTGACACGATAGAAACCTTTTTGAAATTTACAAATGATTGGTTAAATGCTGTTATACCAAAAGTAAAACCGCTAACAGGTAGGATTTATATTAGTTTTGCCCCTGATTATAAATATAATTTATATGGTGTTTTAGCTAAAAACGCATTTTTTGGTTTTAAATTTGCTAGTGAAATTATATGGGTTAAGAAAAACGATGTTAAAATGTTTAATAGACATAGTTATCGTATTAACTACGAACCAATATTATATTTATATGGAACCAACGCCGAACCTTTAAATTTTGACGACCCTTACATTGTAAAAAACTTTAATATACAAAGTAATGTATGGGAAATTGCGACCCCTCAATCAAATTTTAAAGAGGGTAAACAGCATCCAGCACAAAAACCACTTGAATTATATCGTAGGATTATTTTAACAGGTTCCAACCCTGGGGATAATGTTCTTGATTGTTTTGGAGGTTCCGGCACGACTGCGGTAATTTGTAAAGAAACCGGGCGTAATTGTACGATAATAGAACGAAAGCCGGAATATATTGACTTGATAAAGGGTAGATTATCAGATATAATATAAATAAGTTAGATGTTAATAAATAGGTCTTTGCTGGTTACCTTTCTATATAGATTAAGTAACGAACCCCTGTAAAAAGGGGTTTTGTTATATCCTATCGTTAAAAGTCGTATATTGTGGTATAATTTAATTAATAAATAATAGAAATGGGGTGAAAGGGTGGACGATTTAATAATTATGTTGAGCCCACAGCATAAAAAGTTCGCGGATGCTTATCTGGAACATATGGACGCAACAAAAGCGGCCGAATTATCCGGCTATAAGTGTAAAACACGTCAAGCGTTAATTAATAAAGCTCATAGGTTAAAAAATAGACCTGATATTAAACAATATATTAATAAAGTTCTTAAACAACAACATATTGAAAACATGGCAAGTATTGAGGAAACAATGAGTTATTTATCAAGTGCTATGAGAGGGGAAGAACGGGAGGAGGTTGTCGTCGTTTTGAAATCTGGCGACCGTGACGGATTCAGTGATGAAGTCGAAACCGTCGATATAAAAATTAAACCTAAAGACAGAATAAATGCGGCCAAGATAATTGTTGATTATTACAAAGAGGAAAAACGAACAAACCAAAATAAACACGAGGACGGTTTAAAAATTGTTAACGACGTACCACTAGAAAATAAAAAGAAGGTGAGCGATGATGCCGGAAATCAAACTAACTAATGTTATAGGTGGTTCGTATTATGAAATGTTCCACGATATAGAAAATAGTCGACATTTACATTATTGGATGAAAGGTGGCAGGGGTTCGCTAAAATCTTCATTCGCTTTTATTTATACTATTTACCGATTAACTCAACAAGCTTTACAAGGTAATATTAGGCATGCCGTTGCTATGAGAAAGGTTAAGGACACGATAAAAGATAGTGTTTTTAGTAATTTATTATGGGCTATTGATGTATTAGGGTTAAATGATTATTGGCACTATACAACAAATCCAATGAAATTATGGTTTAAAGAAAATACAATTTTATTTCGTGGTGCGGCAAACAAACGAGATTATGAAAAAATTAAATCTATTAAATTTGAAAAAGGATACTGTGAAATAGCGTTATTTGAGGAATTAACCGAGTTTAACGGTATGGAAGAAATACGCCAGATATTAGCGTCGTTATTTCGTGGAGGATCAAACGCAATAGCTTTTTATATGTACAACCCACCAGCTAGTAAGAATAATTGGGTTAACAAAGAAAGTAAAATAATAATACCTAATCGATATGTACACCATAGTACATATTTAGACGCCCCGCCAGAATGGTTGGGTACCGTGTTTATTGAAGAAGCCGACATGCTCAAAGAAATAAACCCACGAAAATATGCTCATATGTATATGGGTGAAGAAATCGGCGAAGGTTTGGAAATATACCCAAATGTAAAAATAAGAACAATAACCAACGAAGAAATAGAACAAATGTTCAAATTATATCGTGGTATGGATTTTGGTTTTACCAGGGACGCATCCAGTTATGATGAGGTTTTTTATGATGAACACAAACACAGAATATTTATACCAAATGAAGTTTACGGGCATAAGTTGACTAATCAAATGTTAGCCGATAAAATTAAACCATTATCTAGTAATTGGTTAATACGTGCCGATAGTGCGGAACCAAGGACAATAAACGAATTAAATATTTTAGGTTTAAATGTTAGGGGAGCCAAAAAAGGTAAAGATAGTATGCCACACGGTATAAAATGGTTATCTGAGTTAAACGAAATTATAATTGACAGAAAACGAACACCGCATGCGGCCTCAGATTTTGAAACCTACGAGTACGAAAAAGACCCAAACACCGACGATATTATTTATGAGTACCCAAAAGAACCGCATGCCAGTGCCGCCACAAGATACGCTTTAAATGATATAATCAGAAAACAACAAATTACATGGGGAGGTAAAAAATAATGCCTTATGATTTAGTAAAATTAATTAAGGAAGATTCAAAGAAAAAACAAGGACGCTACGATGCCCGTAAATATTTTTATTATAAACCTGATAAAAAACAAGTTACAGAAATTGACGTCGTAGACCAAGAAGGTAATATTAAAACAATTAAATTGGGTACAAGTGCGTTTTTATATACCAATTATTTTAAAATGTTGGTTAATCAAAAGATAAATTATTTATTAGCTAAAGACCCAACAATAAAAGAAAGTGAAATAGTGTCAATTACTCTAATAACTGATTTATTAGAGGACTTATTATTAAATTCGTCGTTAGATACTGCGTCATGGGTTCATTTTTACGTTAATGATGAAAATAGACTTGATTGGATATTGATTCATGACTCAGAAATAATCCCAATGTATGACCGTTATGGTAAAAATATTATTGAAATAATCAGATATTATAAAATTTCAGACGAAGAAATAAAAGTCGAACAATGGGACAAAAAAGGGGTTACGTTTTCAGTTATTAGAAAAGATAATATAGTTAGTGCCTCACACGAAACCCATTATATAGAAGATGACGTTTTTCAAGGTGAAATAATTAATAGTGAAGCCAAAAACCTACCATTTATCCCATTTTTACCGTTGTATAATAACAAGTCTAAAAGTTCAGACATGGACGGTATAAAGGAATTATTAGATATGTACAACCAAATTAATAGTGGTTTTGTGGATAATATCAATAGATTTCAAGAAGCAATAATGAAATTAAAAGGGTTTAGCGGTGATAGTGCCACGCTAAAAGAAACAATGGACAATTTAAAAACTTACAAAATGGCTGGTATGCCTGAGGATGGCGACATGGAATATATGGCCGTTGAAATACCCGTCGAAGCTAGAAAAGTAATACTTGATATTTTAAAAGAAAATATTTTTAAAATTGGTCAAGGTTTAGACCCTGATACATTGGGGGACGGTAATATCACAAACGTTGTAATTAAAAATCGTTATAGCGGTTTAGATATGAAGGCAAACGGAACAGAGAAACAAATAAAATTATTTTATGAAAAGTTCGCCAAGTATTTAACATTATTTTATAGTCAAAAATTCGACGATAAAATAACATGTAATAGGTCAATGTTAATTAATGAGGCTGAATTAATAGATTCCTGTGTTAAATCAATGGGTATCATTAGCCAGGAAACAATTATCGAGCATCACCCTTGGCCTAATGATGTTAAAAAAGAACTTGCTAAAATCGACGCTGAAAAGAAAAAAGCCGTTGAGGAATTTAATAATACTATGACAGACCCTAACCATACACATAACCAAAATGGTACAAATGACGACAAGAATAATAAAAATAATAGCAAAAATAATCAAAAAATTGCATCCTAATGTTTAACATGGTATAATAACGGTATATAATAGCTAATTATAATTATCTATTGATAATTTATGTATAATTAAATCGTGAACAAAAACACGTTAAAAATGATAAAAAATTTCGTGAACATAACACGGTAAAAATGGAAAGGTGGAAACAAAATGAGTGACAAGGTTAAATTAAAAATAGGGGACGAACTTTATACCAAGATTTTAGAGAAAGGTTTAAAACCCGATGAATTCGACCTCGTTAATGATGGTTCATGGATACCAAAAGCCAGATTTAACGAAGTTAACGAAGCTAAGAAGTTGAGCGACGAAAAGGTTACAACCTATGAGAAACAATTAAATGAAACTAAAGACTTGTTAAAAGGTTCTGAGGAATTTAAAGAAAAGTACAACACTTTAAATCAAAAATATCAAACTGATTTAGCGGCTAAAGATAAAGCAATTGCCGATACTTCAAAAAGGTATTTGGTTGAAGCGGCTTTAATGAAAGAAGGAGCAAAACACAGCGATTTATTATTAGGTAAAATAAACCTTGATAATTTAACCGTTGAAGGTTCCAATGTACTTGGTTTAAGTGATGTTATAAAAGACCTAAAAACTAACTATAGTGACTTATTTGTTGAAAAACAAACAAAAAGTAATACAAACAAGGGTAAAGACAAACAACCAGGTGGAGCAAATGATCCGTTTAACTTCCAAACAATGATTGACGACGCAGGACAAGGCGGCGGGGATGTTGATTGGGGAGACTTCGCCAGCAAATTATAAAATTTTTTAATGAAAGGGTGTTTTAAACATGGCTAATAGTGTAAGTTACGCGGTAGCTTATAGGCAAATGATTGACCGTATTTATAAAGCGGATTCAGTAACAGCAATATTGGAAGCGGCAGAATCCAGGTATAAATTTGCCCCAGAAAACGCACAAACAATATATTTAAGAAAAATTTCCTCACAAGGTTTGGGGGATTATAGTCGTTCCGGTGGTTATGTGTCCGGTAATAATACGATTGGGTGGGAAGCTCACACATTCGCAATGGACAGGGGTAGAAGTTACAACCTTGACGCTATGGACGCACAGGAAGCAATGACATCCGCAATGGAGTTAATGGCTGAAAACATGAGAACTAATATAGTTCCAGAAATCGACGCGTACAGAATACATAAAATTTGTAGTCTTGTAAACAGTGGTTCCCCTCATGTATCCGCGGATTTAACCGATGATACAGCAATCGCGGCAATTGACACAGGCGTTGAGTATTTAAACGACCTAGAAGTACCAAAAGAAGGACGTATTTTATTTGTATCTAACACTATGCATAGTTTGATGAAACAATCAGGCGAACATATTAATGTTAGATTTAGTCAAAATAATAACGGTATTTTGAATAGAAATATTGAACAGTTTGACGACATGCCATTAATGAAGGTTCCAGCGGCAAGGTTTTATACTGCATTTGATTTCCTAGATGGTACAAGTGTGGGAGAAACCGACGGCGGATTTAGTGCGGCATCCGGTTCTAAAGTTATTAACTTTATGATAGTACCTATCAGTATTGTTATAGCTGTTATTAGACATATGCCACAAAAATTAATTCCACCAGCTTTAAACACAAACGCCGACGCTTGGTTTTTTGCTTTTAGGTTATATCATGATTTATTTATACCTGAAAACAAAAGAACTGGTATTTATATCCACTCAAAAGCGTAATAGAAAGGTTGGTTAATATGTTAGATTTGATAATTAAATATTACGCCAGGGTTACCAACATGGCTTTAACAAATCTGGCAAATGGAAAACGATTTCAATTTAGAAAAATGTTAACCAACCATAGTCTATTACAGGCGACCAAATCACATTACGAAAAATATTCAAGGTCACCAGAGGCAATGAAATTAATTGACGATTATACAAAAGCAATGAATAACATGTACAGACATGCCCAAGCTGAGTATAATTTAATATTAAATAAACTCAACGCTACGGATGACCCTGTTTTAAGACAAAAATTATTAAATCAAGTGGCCGACAATGGATTCCACGGTTTTACCGCTCGTAATGGTGCACGGTGGAACATAGAAACATATAGTAATATGTACAGTCGCCACGTTAACAACGAATTGGTGAGATTACAAGTTATTGAACAGGCCAAAAGTAAAGGTTATGACAAAATTAAAATTTCAAATCATGGAACAATTTGCGAATTGTGCAAACCATTTGAGGGTAAAATTTTAACCCTGGCAGAATTGGAAGCCGCCAAAGCCAGAGGGTTATTTCACCCTAATTGTTTACATTTCGTATTGTTCGCCGTTGGGGGTGTATGATTTTGACAAAACAAGAAAAACGTATAAAACGTAAAATGTGGCCGGTTATATCTACAGAAACATTACTCAGAAAATGGGAACGTAGGTTAATAGTAGCATTAACCGATGAAGAAAAACAGCGTTGTAAATATTATATAAATCTCTATAGTTAGGAGGTTTTGAAATGAATACTGAAAAATCAAATTTAAGAGCAAGTATGGGCGGTTATGGTATAAAAGTAACTTCAACCGCTGGAACATATGAAGGTAATTATTGTTGTGTTGAGGCTTTAACAGAATGTGTCATAACTATAGTTGGTAATGATGTTGACGGTATAACATCATTAACATTACCTGAAAGTAGGCAGTTATTAGGTGATTTTACATCTATTACGCTAACAAGTGGTACATTGATAATGTACAAAGGGGTTTAATATAATGTTGGGTTTAAAAAATAGTATTAAAAATAAAAATATGTTGAAAAATATAATAGTGGCTGAATGTAATAATATAAGTGATATAGATAATATTTATAGTTGTACTAAAGAACTTGACACCATTAATAAATTATACGGTTCAGGTAGTATCAAATTTATAAAAACGTCGGATATTGTTGGTTATTTTACAATAGATATTGAAAAAAATTATAATTTATTAAAATATAATAGTATTCAATTATCTATTTATACGGCTGATAAATCGAATATCGCCAGTATTTCAACGACTTTATTTACAACAAACCCGTATAGTTATGACCATGCATATATTTATTTTTTGGGCTGGCAAATCGTCAATGGTTGGAATACTTTTAATATTCCATTTTCTGAGT